GTCCTAATGAAGCTATACCTAACGCCTGCTGCAACGGCGATTGATTAGGTGTAACTTGTGATTGATACTGACCCATAGCACCACCCATAACGTTACCCATACCAGCACCCATGTAACCAAGTCTTTCATATGGTTCGTAAGCCGCAAGTCTGTTAGCTTCTCTTTGTTGATCAAGAATAGATTGTTCGTACAATTGTTGGCCGCGCCCAGCTTGACCCAATGTTGAAATATCTGACCCTTGTAAACCTGGAACTAGTGTAGCCATTCTTTGTTGATCAGCCCCTAGTTGTTGTGTTTGTGTAAAGGCTGTATTAGCTGCACCTTGTGCATTTTGAAAACCACCTTGTAATAATTGTGCTTCTAACATAGCTCTATTCATATCTGATTGATTTTGATATTGTGCTCTCATAACACCTTCACGACCACCACCTAAATTTCCAGACTGTGCTGCACCTAAACCGATATTAGTTATACCTGCCTGTGCTTGTTTATCATAATTAGTTAATGTTGCATCAATTACATCTTGTTGATATGGAGACATAAATTGTTGATATGCGTTTGGTCCTACTAAATCTTGTGCACCCATCATGTTTGTAGGTTGACCTGCAAAAGTTCCTGTACCAGTTTGATATTGTCCTGCTTGTTGTAAATATGGTGCGTATGCTCCTATACCTTGACCTTGTGTTGTAGCTCTTGAATATGCATCTTGAGTTGCTTGGTCTTGACCGGCAACCATTGGCTGAAATTTTGTTGTGTCTAATTTTTGACTAGTTAAACCAGTTAACTGCGTTGCATAATCTTTACCTAGATCTTCTACAAATTGTGGTGGTAAACTACGTGATTCTGTTATTGCCATTAAATTACTTCTCCTATTCTCTCTGATACACTAAACATCTCTTGAGCGCCAGTGTTTCCTTGTGATTCCTCTGATACTGTACCACCATTTTCTAAATTTTTCATCATATTTTCCATTACTTCTGCTCCTCTATCTATGTCTCCACCGCCAGCGTTTCTAACAGCGTCCGCCGTAAATACAAATTCATTTACACTTAGTCTTGCAGGAACATCATCTGCTTTTTCTTGCTTACCTATTGGTACAAATCCACCTTCAGCTCTGTAATCTTTTTCCATACCACCAAGGTTCATAAGTCCACCTTCGGCTCTAGCTATTCTACCACCGTTTGCAGCATAGATACCATAATTTTCATAAGGTAAATTACTAAATAACATGTTGTTATATTTTTGGTTTAATTCTGCTAATTTAACAGGATCTCCACCTGCTTCTATCTTAGCATTTTCTATGTTGGCTCTCATACTAGAGGGTGTTCCTTCTTCACCTGTAAGTGGATCAATTAATCTGCCACCTCTGTCAGCCATACCAATGTCTTCATTTTCTGGTACTTTGTTAATGCCTGGGATAAAAGGTAATGCTGCTGATAGACCTAGTATTTTACTTAGACTTAAAGCTCCCTTGTCTCCAAAATTCATTCCGTCTTTTAACAATAATTTTCTACCTATATTACCAAAACGACTTAAACCTTGGCCACTTGTAAACATTCCTTTACCACCCATAAATTGTGCTCCACCTAACATATAAGCACCACCTGCTAGTAATGCCATCTTACCAACATCACTTTTTAAAACTTTTCCTGCTGCATCAGCCACACTACCTATAGCTTTACCAACACCTTTAACTATTTTACCTAAAAAATATCCTTGTCTTGGTACAGCATTCATGATGCCGCCACCTGCTCTAGTAATTCTACCACCATTAGCTGCGTATCCAAGGGTTACATCTCTACCGACATTTTGTCCATCACCCATTCTATATGTAAACTCTTCAGTCTCGTCTTCTTCTGTAGTTCCAGATGCTTGGTTCATGATTCCTGTTGTGTCTGAAATTAAAATAGGTTCATCTCTATTACCTCTGAGAGTATCAGGAATTACATTACCGGCAGCATCTATTCCACCTGATAACCTATCTGACATATAATCTTTGTAACCTTGAAGAGTATCTTCATATTCAAGATTTGGATTTCTACTTTTTAACCCTAAAAAATAATCTATGTTTTTTCTTAACCCTTTATTTCTAATACCTCTTGTCATATTTAAAATATTTCCAAGATAAGGTATGTTAGATTTAGGAACTCCTGTGTAATATAAACTATAAGCATCAGGAATAGTTTTATTTTTTAAATTTTTGTTATCGTTGGGACGTTTTAATTTTCTTTTATCAACATCGTATTTAAATTGTTTTTCAGCTTCTCTATAATCATTAGCTGTAACAGTACCACTATCATAACTAGGTCCACCATCACTTCCAACACTTTTACCTGATTCAGCACTACCTGCTGCTCCACTTCCACCTTGATAACCTTTTCCTGAACCTTGATCATTATCTTCAGTTGAACCACTGTAACTTCCACCAACGTATGCACGTCTACCATCACGACCCATGACACCACCAAAGGCTGCTCGTTGTCTTAAAATATTATTTAATGCTGTTATACCAGCCATGACTACATCCCTCTGTTATAGAGACCCATCAAACCACCGTTGGCTGCCATTGCAACTTTTTCTCTCATGTCAACATCAGCTATTCCGCCACCAGGCATTTGTTCTTGCATGTTAACATTCTCACTCATCATCATTTCTGGAGCTTGAGATTGGATTCCTGATTGATCTTGTTGCAACTGTTGTAAAATTTGTTTCCAGATACCACTTTGAAAAAATGCTTCAAAACTTTGAAACTGAACTTTTTGTTCTGGCTCCATTTGTGACCATATTTCTGCCGCAATTTCCATGCCTTGTTGATCTTCGCCACCACCCATTCTAATATCACCCCTATTGTATTTAATGTCAGGTGCTCCAGCTTGTATAGATTCGTTCATTGAAATTTTTTCTTCCATAGTATCTCCTTTTACTTTGTTTTTCCTATTAAATCAAGAGGTGGCATGATAACTGTTACGTCTCTTTGTACGTCTTCTTCAGGTATATTAGCAGCTTTTAAAGCGTCTTCAGTTTCATATACTTCACCTGTTTTTTTGTTCTTAATTGTTGTTATTATTTTATCTGGTGTTAGTTCTAGCATTATGTTGTTACCTCTTTCTTAATATTTAGATAGCTAATAGCTACATCAAATGAGTCTGTTGTGCTTGATTGTACTGTAAAAGTTTTACCACCTTCTATTATTAACGGTTGGGTTAATAATTCTTTAGTTTGATTAGCTGTTAATGCTATAGATTTAATAGCTGTAATACTGTTATTAGTAACAGTAACAACCGGTGTACCTGCTGATGTAACAAGTATAGATTTAATAACTATAGTTTCATTGACTGCAGGAATACTAGCACCTAAAGGTGTAAGAGCAGCACCACTTGTACTGTTATCTATACCTACAAATTTATATTGGTTTACTACTGCCATTAATCTAAAAAGAAACTTCTAGCTTCTATCTCCTGTTTTAATTCTTCTTGAAATGTTGTGTTAAGTTTCTCAAGAACCGCATCTAAATCTCTTACTAAAGACTGTGCTACGTCTTGTTCGTATTCATTACTTGCTCTTGTTAATGTTTGTACTATCTTTGCCATTATCTTCTTCCTCCAGCATGTATATCTAACCTAAAAGTTCCTAATTTCCAACTGGTATCTACTGCCGTATTAGATATTGTAAGAGCTATAGCTCTTGCTCTTGCACGTGTGTCTACTTTTGTTGTTGTAGATGATACTGTAAACGGACCGAGTGATGAGCTAACTGCTGTGTCACTAGGATAATCTCTTAAATCTAATTGTATAATAGCATTTCCTTGTTGTGCTATAAAGTCAGGAATAATTCTACTTACTCTCATAATATTTTCACCATCACCTCTAAGGTCAGCCATGTTTGTAGCGGCTCCTCTTACAACTTTTTGTGTAATGTCATAATCACCAGATGTAATGTTAGCCGGAATAGCTGTTGTCGCTCCAAGTCTTACTTGATTAACACCTATTTCATGTTCATAGTAATATGAAATTCCTTCAGTGTTACCAACTACATCAAAAGACGTATCAGTGCTTGCATCGTATTGAGTTGCATGAGGTAAACCAAATACAGCTGAGTCTTGCCAAGTAGTTCTAATAAATAAAGGACTTGCATTTACAAACCATATAGGTCGTTTAGCAGTAGAATCTAGATAACTATATGTAACGGATTGAGTATTAACATTAGAGTTAGCTTCTGGATAAAACCATGTTACTTCTCCAAACAAGTTATTAATACCTGCATAGACCATTTGATTAGATGTGGTGTTAAGATTGTCATAAACATAGTCTTCAACTAAGCAGTCCATCGATTCTAGTTTACCAGTGTATCTAAAGAAACCATTATCAGACATCCAGTACGCAGCACCGTCAACTTCAACAGCTGCATTTTTACCAATCAATCCACAGTTAGTACCTACTTGTTCAAATGCAAATGTAAATGGAGTTCCAACAAAACGCATAGTAAACAAAGATGTATCGGACCAAATGTAAATTGCATTTCTACCAAGTTTAGCTCCAATGATCCGTGATCCGGCGGCCAGTCTTTGTGTACCAGCACTGTTCTCAGCTGTGGGTGCGTAGTCATTAATATTTTCTTGAGAAGAAAAACGTATAAACATTTCATCTTGTGTTGTTTTATCACCGATAGTTGTTTCGGTTCCAAAAAATACTAAGTGACGGTCAGGAGTTGATACCAACATATCCCGTGATGCTGTTGGTGCACCAGCTATAATAGTTGCTCTTGTTGTTACAGCATTAGCTAAGTCTGAATCCCATTGAAAACACTCACCATTAAATATTAAACAAATAGCTGTGCTACCTAAATTATCTATAGACCACATACCAGGTTCTGCAACTTTGTCAGTAGTAGACGCTGCTGACCCCCATCCACTAAAACCACTGTAATTTGTAACAGTTGCACCGGTGCTGTGACCAGCGTTAGTTGTTCCTCTAACATTTCTAGTAATTCCTGTAAAACTTGTAGATGTAATTCCTGTGTAAGATATTTCTTCTGTTCCCACTTGTATAAAATTTGTTCCAGTGCTTGGAAATCCAGTTGTACTAGCTACATTAATTGTAGTTCCCGTCCCACCTGTTCCCGCTGAGTTAGCAGATAGTGAACCATTCAACGTAGTTGTTTGTGGATTAGTTACTGAACCACCCCATTGAGATATACCATAACCAAAGACTCCAACTTGTTCAGCTGGACCAACATGGTAATATTGAAAAAAAGTAATACCTCCAGAATTTGTAGCACCTGCCCCACCTTCATTACCAGGCATTGTAATAGTAATAACAGTAGTGCTAGGAGCACTTGTTACCATAAATTTTTTATCAGCAAAATCTGCTGCTACAAAATTAGAACCTGTAATAGCAGTAAATGTAGTTGCATCACCAAATAAAATAATATCACCTGCTTGAAAATTAGTTGGGGTTGCAAATGTAATAGTGACGATCGGTGATCCGTTAGTCGTGCTAAATGCATTTGTAATAGCTGTACCTGTTGGATTAACTAAAGGATGTATATCGTAGTATACTCCTCCTGAGTATGCGTATAAAATTCTATTGGTTCCAATAATAGCATATTTAATACCTGTTTTATTAACCATGTGATGTAACCCTCTAGCAGCACCTGTTAATTTACTTTCACCTAACTGACTCCAACCACCTATTTTTTCTGGTGTACCATACCTAAAACGTACATTAGTGCCGCCTGTCCACTGTGACTCAGCTCCTGTAGATGTAACTTGTTTATTGAATCCGGGTAAAAAACCTAATTTTTGTAACATAAGGGTCCTATTATAACTTATTATTTTTGTGTTGAAAGGTTCTTTTTTATGCTTTATATACGATATAAAGAAAGAATACAATGAAAACAACTATATATTGGGCCCCCGCTGACATGGACTTACATCACGATTGGAGTATTTTATATAAAGACCCTACAATTTTAGGAAATGATTTAAAGAAAAGAATGTCTAAAGACCTTGAAAAAAAATCTAATATTTTTTACTGTCCGGCGGTGAAAAATTTATCCTCTCGAATAGCTGTATTAAAATCCCCTATGAATTGTCACTACAAAATAAAAGATAGTGAGTTTACACCTATTTCTAAAAATTTTTTAAACGTTACTTTTCCACACATGATTAATTTTAAAAATAATATGATGTTTCAACTGTCTTCTTCTTACGTTTTTT